ATGGCGTTAACTGACGCTTGGCTGAAGTCCGTCTATAGGAAGGCGCGACCGCGCGCTATTGAAAAGGCAGACCGCGATGGCATGGGCGCTCGGGTCACTCCGGCAGGCAAAGTGGTGTTTCAGCTCAGATTCCGTTACCAGGGTAAAGCCGCCCGCATGGACCTTGGCTCTTATCCGGCGATGAGCCTGAAAGAGGCTCGGGACGAAGCCATTAAGCGGCGAGGCCAGCTAGAGCAAGGCCACGACCCCAGGACGCTAAAGCGCGTCGAGCAGGCAGCCATTGCCACGGCGCACACGAACGAAACGCTTATTCGCGAGTGGTATGCCAGGTATTGCCAGCCCAACAAGGTCAGCGCCGACGAGATACTGCGCACCTTCGAGCTTCACGTATTCCCGAAGCTGGGCGCGCTGCCCGCAGACGCCACCGGCCTTGGGCAATGGATGGATTTACTGGAGCCACTGGCCGATCTCAAGCCGAGAATCGCCGAGCGCGTTCTGGCCAACATGAAGCAGGCGCATAAGTGGGCGGCCCGCCGGGGGCTGATTGACAACCAGCCTTTGGCGGCCATCAGCGCGAAAGATGACTTGATGGTAAACCGCAAACGCACGGCGGGCAGGGCGCTGTCCGATCAAGAGATAGCGATTATGTGGCAAGCCATGGAGCGCTCGCGCATGGCGACCCGCTCCAAGCTGCTGGTGAAGCTGGTGCTGCTGTTTGGCTGTCGGCCTGGGGAAATAGCGCAGGCAAGGCGAGGGGAGTTTGATTTTCAGCAGGGCGTCTGGACGATACCGCCAGAGCGGCACAAGACTGGCAAGGCGACTGGACGGCCGCTCAAACGCCCAATCATTGATGAAATGGCGCCGCTGATCAAAGAGGCGATGACGCTATCTCACAATCCGGAACTGCTGTTCAGCGGCGAAACATCAGCCAAGCCACTCGGGCATAGCTCGATACTCAGTTACCCGTACAACATCATGGGCGTAGCCGAGAAACAGCTAAAGCAGCCTATGGCGCATTGGTCGATGTACGACCTGCGCAAGACGGCGCGTACGAACTGGTCAACCTTGGCCGAGCCGCATGTTTGCGAGTTGATGCTGGGCCATGTAATGCCGGGGGTCTGGCAAGTATACGACCGGCACGACTATCTTGAAGAGCAAGCCGACGCTTACCGCAAGTGGTATGCTCGAGTAATGGGGATTGTTCACGCCGATACGGCAAAGGAGGGGTGATGCGCCGCTGCGCCATCTTGCTCACAGCGCTGCTGCCAGCCATCGCAGTAGCCGACTACGGCAGCGTTCGCGTTGACGAAGTAACCAGCGTGCTAGACGGGGATACGTTTCGGGCAACCGTCGATGAATGGCCCGCAGTAATCGGTGAGCGCATCCCGGTAAGAATCAGCGGCATCAACGCCCCAGAACGCCGCAGCCGCTGCGACACCGAAGCTGAGAAAGAGCGGGAACGAGAGCTGGCCGCAGACGCTCGCATCTATCTAGTCGAGCGGCTGCGCGGCGCTGAGACGATAGAGCTACGCCGCATCGAGCGCGGCTCGTTTTTCCGCATCATTGCCGAGGTGTGGGCGGATGGGGAGAACGTGGGGGAGGAGATGCTAGAGGAGGGGTATGCGCTGCCCTATGTAGAAGGGGCTGGTGGCAGGGCATGGTGTGGACTATAAAGCGACGCTGTGGCGAAAAGTACTTGAGCGCCGGGGCTGGAAGCGGCTGGACAAATACAAGCTGCCGAATGATTTGATCGATTTTCACATCATCCATCGCGGCAAGCTGTACTCAGGCCGCTGCATTGGCGCGCACCCTGTGGGCGATTTCACCCAGCCGGGCAGTATCGCCTACGTTGTGACGCGCCGAGATTTGATGACCGAGGGAGTTTGGCGGCCATCGCGTGGCGGGCAGATCGGCATGAACGTTCGTGATTTGCCGTATAGTTGAGCCAATATTCAGAGAAAAAACGGCTCAAGGCGGCGGATTTTGAATCCGCTTCGGCAATTTGCACGGGCCGCGCTTGCACAAGGCCTTGCAGCAAAATCAACGCTTTAGCATTTTACGCTGCTTACACACAGCGCACTGGTCGCACACGGCCTGCGGCCAAAATGCGACCATACACAAAGCCCGGCACCCACCGGGGCGTTTTTCAGGCACAAAAAAACCGCTGATTAGCGGCCCGTGTGCGGTTGCGTTGTGCCGCCCTACCACTCGATAGCGTCAAGCGCGTCCAGCGTCGCGGCGTTGCTAATCTCATCTTCCAGGCGCTGCCGCTTGCCGGTCGCTTGGCCGCTTAGCTCGATCCACGCATCCGCTTTGGCCAGCACGCGCCGCACTAGCTCCCCTTTGTCCATGCCCCGGGCATTTGCAACGGCATCCAGCAGCGGCGTCGGCACGGTGTTATCGGCATTCCACGCCCGCGCCTCGGCCTCTTGCTTGTCCCACGTCTTTGTTTCCGCGCTGGGGTACTCACGCAGAATCACGTTTAGCTCGGTTTGATACGCATCGTTGATCTCGCGCAGCTTGTCGGCGCGGCGGTTCGCCAGTTGTTCAGCAAGTGGTGCCGGGGGCACATACCACGAACGGTTCTATTCGGCGAGGTGTCCGAATTTGTCTTGTCGCACCTCGCGGGTGCCGCCGGTGTCGGGGTCGATGACGGTGCGCGTGCGTTGCCATACCGATTCATAGCTAGCGAGGGCGTCAGGATCGTCGAAGACCATTTGGTATAAGCGGTCGGCTGTGCCTTTGCCGGTAAACGCTGTTTCTGCGAGCACTTCCATGTGCTGGATGCTGCGGTATCGCGCTGCGTCGGCATCGGTTAGCCGGGCGTAGACCAGCACGCGGTCCTCACGGGTGGTGGCGGGGGTTCGTGCAAAGCCGGTCACCACCGGGGGCATCGTGATCGCGCCGGTTTCGTCGCGCTGGAGCATGTTGGGGTGGGTGGCGTCTAGCTCGGCGACCAGGGCGGGAAAGTTGGGTACATAAAGGATGGCGTCGATCATAGTGTTGTTAGCTCCTGTAGTTGGGTGGCGGTTAGATCTACTGGCATTAAGCCCAAATAACTAAGGCCCCCGTCTAAAAATGGCGCACGACTGGTAGATGACGACATTCCAGCTAGCAGCACACCTACCTCTGGGATTATATCTCCATCATATAGTGTGTATGTCGCTCCATTAACAGCAAGTATTAAACCTGACGCCGATACGCTAATAGCAATCACATCATTGATACAGGATACAATCGATCTAGTTACTGGCGGGATAATAGCCGATCCGCCAGACCGGAACTCGACCAGTATTCGACTGTCACTATTTACACTAACATAGAGACCAGACGAAAAACTCGACAACGCACCAGTTAGCGTGAAAATTCGCTTAGGTCCGACGCTCGGAGGGCTGGTGCTAAATCGTGCGATTACCGTAAATCGGTTAGTATTAAACTCCGCCCCCAACTGCCGCGATACATTATCCGCAGCACGGGTAACAGGCGCACCTTCAGTGACGGTAATCGGGCCTGGAGATGTGCCCTCGACTAGCTGGGCGTGGGCGATGTAGATGCCGCTTGTGCCGTCGCCAGTGTATTCATCGTTAACAGCCACGAATGACTGAGTAACCCTAGTCTGCATAATGCCGACAGTAACACTAGATGTAGGTGTTATTACGGCATAGCATAGATACCAGCCGTTCCCTAAGCTGATAGATTTCAAGGCGTCTATGTCTGGCGTACTCAGAGTTTCACCGTTTGTTAGATTAAACGCTGCTATTTGCTGCGATCCTGTTATTGCAGAACCAAATTGCAATTGCAGGTGACGCAGACTCGAATCTTGCTTAACAATAACGCATCGGCAATAAGACTGCCCCTCGGTTAAGTTTTTTACCTGATTAACGAACGGAACACCAAGCGACGTAGGCTCTATAATTTTGTCAGCAAACGACCCGTCGATGACGCTATCAATCGCATCGCTAGAGATAGTGACCCCGTCACCCTTTTCCCAGACTGCGTTACCAAACTCCGTAGACCAAAGAAACTCATTCGTCACGCTTCCACTAATCTGCGCCTGATACTGCCCCGTTTCCGGGTTGTACTCACGTGCAATCATCCCAGGCGGCACTTCAACGTATTTCAGCGAGCCGTCCGCTGTGTGTTGTAGCGCATACGTGGGCGTTGCGCGCTCTACTGTCCACAGTTCTTCGCCCTCTAACGCATTCTGCACGCCGCCAAATAGCGGGGTACCGAGGCCGTGGGCCGCTAAATTAAAATCACTGTGCAGCGTTTGCCCGCGATCCCCTAGCCGTTGCAGGCTGCGATTCAAGCGCACCGCCGCTGCCTGCCGCGCGTCAACGCCCGTTTTCGTGTAGTAGGTCGTTATCGGTGTGGCGCTACCCGCATCATTGCGGTAGACGCTGACACGCTCGGCTTCCGGCGCTTCGATCACGCGGAAGTAGTTCGTGTCTACCGTATCCGATAGGCCCGCTGAAACGCTGGTGTAAGTGGCGGTGGCCTGGGCCACGGCATCGGCCATATTGCTCGCCGTAGTCGCGCTACCGGCGGCGGCTACGGCACTGGCGTCGGCATCACTGACCAGCCCGTTAAGCGTCTGTAGGTCGAGATTGATGCTGTCGCGGTCGTCGCTTGCCTGCTGAGCTGCGTTAGTGGCGGTTTGCGCTGAGCTATCAGCCTCGCCCGCTTTCAACACAGCGTGGCCAGTCATCGCCAGCCCCTGCTGCAAGGCGGGTACAAATCGGGTGATATAACCCGTTCCGTCCAGTCCAGTCTGCGGGTCGGCATCGTCAGTGATGGTGATACCGCTGCCGCCGTATTCAGTGGGAAACGTTACACTCGCCATTTATAGGATCTCCAGCAAAGCCATCGGGTTTTCGTAGTTAGCAAAATAGGGGTGGGTGATGGGGTTTAACGCCTCTTGCCTGCACAACATCGCCCGCGCAAAGTTGGCGGGGCTGGGGGTCACTGAGTAGACGTAGAGCAGTTCGCCCACGATGTCCTGGGTGCGCTGTAGGCGGTGCAGACTCAGGAATGCTTCGTCTTCATTGAGATGTTCCAGGTCGAACGAGACGGTGCGCTTAGGCGTCACCTCATCGGCGTACTCGGTGCGCGAGGGGTCGCAGGCCTCAGTCATCGTGGTGCCGCTGTTGTAGCCGTGCTGCACGCCGTAGCTGATGTTGTGCTCGGGCTGCCAGGCATCGGCGAGTATGACGCGCCCCAGCTCGATAGCCCCGTCGGGGTTGCCGGGGTCGCTTAGCTCGACGTCTACCGCCGTGCCGATCACCCGCTCGTCAAAAAACACGATCATCAGCGGCGTGTACGTGGCGCGGTCGTCCTCGCTAAGCCGACGGTTCCAAAAATTGTCGTCGCCCCATATTACGTCGTTGAGCGCGTAGACGATGGGCCAGACGTTTTGCACGCCGGTATCAGCGATCTCGTCGGTACGCCCGGCATCGCGGTACGCGCGGGCGCGCACCGTGGCCGTGGGGCTGAGGTTATGAGCGGCGATGGCCACGGCGTGCAGCCGCCGCCGCCTGGGTAGCGTGATTGAGAACTGGGTAGCAGCAGGGTCTAACGATGCAGTTTTGGCGATGACCGATAGCCGCCTGTCCTGTACGTGGGCCAGCGGCAGCGTAGGCACCCAACTGCCACCGCTGAGCGTGGCAGCGGGCACGTAATTCGGCCAGCACAGTACGATTTTGTTGGGATCAAGTGCCATATCAGCCCCACAGTTGCAGTGTCAGTTCTTGGTTTTCAGCATTGAGTCGGTAGCCGGTCACGCGCATTGGGCGGCCATCGCCGTACCCCAGCCGTGGCGTGGTGGGCGTAACGTTGCCGCCCACGGTGGGCGTGAGGGTTTCGCGGGCCTCTATCTCTACCGTGTCCCGTCGCACGCTGAGTAGCGCTAGCACGCGGTCGGCCACCTGCTGGGCGATGACCCGGCTAGTCAGCCGCGATTGAATCGTGATTTCCCCTGCCAGCGGGTGACGGTCCCGCACAGCCTGTGCCGTGGCACGCACGCGGCGATAGGGTTGTGCCACCCGAGCACGGCGCTCGTCGGGCACACTCCCGGCGAGGTCTTCTTGCACCGTGTCGTTGGGGTCGTATTCGACGGTGACGCGCCACACCGGCAGCCCGTTTTCCCCAGCGCCGGTGCTGCTGCGGGTGATGTTGCTCATGCTGTAGGGGTAAATGGCGTTGTCGTTGGGCTCCGGCGCTCGCCATTCGCCCATGCGTAGCTCACCCTCTGACGGCGAGGTCAGGTAGCCGCCGATGCTCTCGGCTAATTCATCTAACAGTGTGAGCGTGTCTGTCTCGCTGCTGAGGTACACGCTCACCGGGCCGAACGCATCCAGCGCCGTGACATCATCGGCATGCAGTGTGTAACCGCGCTCGGCGGCCAGCGCGGCGGCAACGGTGCCCAGCGTAGGCGTGGCTTGCTCGGCGTCTACTGTTACAGTGCCCGCCGGGCTAGCCCCTAGCCGAAAGTACCCTTGATAGTGCCGGTACTGGCCCGCCGCTGGTGCTGCGCTCTGCAGTTGGGTTAGATCGGTATACGCGCCACCATCGACTAGCGCTACGCCACGGTCATACACGGCAGTAACGTTGCAGTCAGCGAGCGACGATACTTGATAGATCAACCGGCTAGTATTCACCAGTACCGGCTGAGCGTTGCGCACCCGGCCCCATGCCTGGGGCTTGGGCTCGCCTGCTATGTCGTTCTCGGTGCCTTCTAGCCCATCCGGCAGCACGTTATCACCAGCGTAAACGTCCATCGGGTGCGGGCTGCGCAGTGGTTCTAAAGGGTCTCGCAAGATCACGCCCACCTCGTTTTCACGAAACGCGAGCCGGGAGACGGTGCCCACCACCTGCAGTTGGCCGTTAAACCTCAACTGCATGGCGCGACCGTCTACGGCGTAATCGGCCAAATAGTTCAGTGCGCCGTCGCTGTTTTCGAGCGTGGTTTCGCCGTGGCCGCTGCGACCCTGCTGTAGCAGATGCCCGGCGTATAACCCCGCTTGATACAAGCCCGGCTGCAACATGCGCGGATCATAAAACGCATTATCGGGGGCGTCGTAACGCCCCAAGCTAAAGCGCAGCGTTTCCGGCTCGTCGCTGGCATTCAGCGCTTCGATGGTTAACGTCCACGTCATCGTTTCGCCGCCTCCAACCGGCTGTCATCCTGCAATTTTTTGAGCATCTTGTTGCCCTCTTTCGTGGCTGCAATCTGCTGGGTAGCGGCAGCGCCGCGCTGGGTATTCGCTGCCGCTAGGTGGTTGTTACTCTCGCCTAGCAGCGCGGCGTTTTGCTTGCGCAGCTCGGTGATTTCGCGGCGCATATCCTGCAGTACCTGGGTAACGTCGCTCTGGCCTAGTGCGGGGAATTGCGGCATGGAAATGCTGGGCATGGGGAGTTCACGCGGACCCGCGCGTAGCGATTCAACCGCACCCACGCCGCCCCAGGCTGATATGTCGTCTTGGCTCCAGACGACCTCACCCCGGTGGACGATGCCCGCCGGTTCGTATTTGCCGCCGGGGCCGGTGTAGCCGCCGTTGTAGAACTGGCGGCCTTCGTCTATACCGTGAAGCAAGAAGTGTTGAAAGCCGCTATAGATCTCGCCGCGGCCTATAGCCTCTGCGATGTCCGGGTTTAGTCTCAGGTAGTTAGCCTCGTCAAAACCCACAGCTGAAATCAGCTTGTCTACGTTGTTTCTAGCAACGGAAGGTGCGAGCGATCCTGAGTTAAAGTCGCCTGCTAGAGAGCGGGAAAACGCTCTTTGCGAGCTATCGCCCCTCATGGTTTGTTTTAAAAACGAGAAATTATCGCTAGCATCAACCAGTGAAGTTACTTGCGATCTAGTCAAAGTTTTTCCGGTGGGTTGACTAGGCGATGTGTCAATATCGGAGCCGCCACCAGAGCTAAACTCAAGATTCCTAATGGCCTTTTCAATTTCAGCCAACGCCCCAATCTGGCGAACCATGTAGTTCTGGCTGCCACTCCCACCAAAGAACTCGGCGAACGTCTGAGCGAGAGGCACCTGCTTAGCCAGAGGCCCTGATAAACCAGTGTTGGTTGCAACGTTCTTGAGTTGATCGACCATCGCCTGTAGCTGCGGGTCGATGTCCTCTAGCTCTTCACTACCCAAGCGACCGGCAAGGTCGTCTAAACTGCCCTCTACCAGCGCTTGAGCCTGCTGATAGATATTGCCGCTGGCACCGTAAGCCTCGGCGGCGCTCAAATACTGCTGCGCAATGCCGGTTATGCCGTTAATCGTGTCCTGCACCAGGGCGTTGTCATCGCTGGTGTAGATCGTAGAGATAGCGGCGAGGAACGATTCTTCGGCGTTCTGATAGGCGGTTTCGGGCGACAGCCCGGCTCCAGCGGTGTTTTGCAGCGACTCGACAAACTGACGGATGTTGCCGCCCGCACTCATCATCGCCCTGGTTTCTCGCTCCAGGTTACGAATGCGCTCCTGCTGGGCGCGCTCGGCGGCTTGCATTGCGGCGCGCTCATCCTCTATCGCCCAAATACGCTGCTGCAGCGGACGGTTGCTCTCTGCCAGTTGAGATAGCTCGTAATCACGCAGAGCGTGGGTATCGCCCAGTATGCGCAAGAGCTGCAATTCTAGCTGTGTGCGCTCACGCACTGCGTCCGCGCCGCCGATGGCGGCAACGCTAGCCGCCTCGGCAGAGTTAGCGATATTCCACAGCGCGTCCTCAAGAGTTATCGCTCCACTTGCCACCTGATCGAACCAGTAATCCATGCCGGACGTATCAGGTGCCCGCCCGAGCACATCTTGATACTGCTGCTCAATCGCTTGGCGAACAGCGGCGCTGGTTTCTGCTAACGCGGGGGCCAGGGCCATCAGATCGTAAGCGAGCTGTTGCGATGCGCCGCCGTTGAGCTGTTGTGCCTCTACCAGGGCGCGCAGCTCAGCCACTGTGCGGGGCGCTTCGTCGGTCAAACCGTTGAGCGCGCCACGCACGTCGTCAAACTGGTGTTGTAGCCGCTCTTGGTCGCTGAACGCGGCGTTATAGTACGCATCCTGAATCGCGGCGATGTTTTCAACGCTGCCGAACGCTTGCACTAGCGAATCCGCATAGCGCAAAGCGCCATCGGCGTTGGCGTCGTACTGCAGGTTGAGGCGTTCGCTCGCGGCGGTAATGAGATCCACGGCGTTACGGGCCGTGGCGAAGCGCTGCGCAATTTGCTCCGCACTCGCCCCGGCATCTAGCAGGGTTTGGGTTAGCTCGGCATCAATCACGCGAGTAGCGGCAGCGGTACGGCCTGCCAGTTGGTCTATCGCGCCCTGGGCATCGCCGGACGTGAGGACCATGTTTTGTACCGCGCTGGTCATCGCGTCTAACTGCTCTGGCGTGCGAGCGGCGGCAGCGGTCAGGTTGTCGAGCGCCGCCACGCTGGCGAGCCACTCGCGCTCTGCCTCCACCGACCCAAACAGGTCGTTAGATCGTTTGGTGCCCTCCGAGAACCCGACAGCGCCGAACGCACCGCTGCGTACGCTCTCATGGCTGAATTGGCCCGCATCGCCACGCGTACTGATATTCAAAAGTGGGTCGGATTTACCGCCGCCGAAAATATCGCTAATACCTCCCACGATGCCGTCAACGATGCCGAGGCCTAGTACGTTATCGACCAGCATGCCGCCTGCCAGCCACGGCATTGCTGCGCTGATACCGGATGTGATGCTACTCATCAGGCTGACAGGGGCGGCGCCACCTGTTGCCGCCAGCCCGTAAAGGCTGCTGGCTGATTGGGTTGCAGCCGCGCTCATAAATCCACCGCTAACGGCGGTGCCGCCTGCAGCGGCAGAGCTACCAAACCCGAGTGCACTACCCACCCCGCTGATGGCATCGCCCACGTAGGGCAATTTCGTTGCGCTGCTGTAGAGCGAACCTAGCGAGCTGAGGTTGAAGCCGCCCGCGCCACGGCCGGGCATGCCGGTAGTATCTAAGCCCATCATGCCCGCCACGTGGAATGTCAGGCGCTGAGTGGTGAGCATGTGGGCAATTTCTGCCAGCGTTTGCTGGAAACCGCGTTTGACGGTATCCAGCGCGCTTTCAGAACCGTCGATCAAGCCTAGCCACAGGCTTTGGCCGGAATCATCAATACGGCGCAGGGTGTTATCCGCGACGGTTTCCCAGCTGAGGAAGCTGTTGGCGATGCGCTGGCTGGCGTCTTCAGCGGCGTTAGCGGTGTTTTCTGTCTCCCGCTGGGCTGCTTGAAACGACTCCTGCAGCATGCCCATGGCCTGCATGTACTGCGTCGTATTCATGCGGCCAGAGGCTAGGGCTAGATTGAGAACGCCCAGATCGCGGGCGTACTGGCGAGCCTCCCGGCGGTTGGGGGTGATGCGGTCGAGCAGGGATTCGTAGGCGTCGGCTAGGGTGTAGGTTTTGTCTGCGGCTTTGTCGGTACTGTCGGTCAGGCTAAGCGTTGTGTCATCCAGGTCTGTCAGAGAGTTAGTGGTCGGCACCACTGTCTCCCCAAGTCCTGCTAGCGTCTCCCGAAGTTGAGTTGCCGCTTTGCCAGCCGCCTCTTGCTCGGTCGTTACCTGGGCTAGCTCTTCGCGCAGATCGCGCAAACGCATATTGTTCTGCAAGCGAGCCTGTGCGCCTTGGCGGTCATTCTCTTGGGCAGCGGTTAGCCGCTCAATCTGAGCCGTTGCAGCTGCGGCGCGCTGACCTAGCGTGAAGTATTCAGCCGACAGATTGACGATGCCCGCTTCGACAGCGGCCACGCTATTTCGGTTAAGCGCGTCGGTCAGGTTGTCGATGCGCTGCGTTGTTGGCTCAACAGCGCGACGCACAAGGCCGATTTCCTCGCGGAACATGTAAAGCAAGCCGCCCGCGCCCACCAGCAGACCCAGCGGACCACCCACCATGGCCATGGCCCCGGCAGCTAGGCGGCCTGATGCCGCCAGCAAGCCGTTGGCCCGCGTGGCAGCGGTGGCTGCAGTGGTGTAGGCGCCCATTGCAGCGGTAGCCGCTGTGTCGGCACGCGCCTTTTCCACGCTCGCCAAGGTGGCGGCGCGCTTAGCCGATGCCTCGGCAGCTTCCGCTTGTGTCAAGCGCTGGTTGGCTGCTGTGAGCTGGTTGGTAACCGCTGTTTCAGACGCGCGCAACTCGGCTAAGCGAGCGATGGACTGCTGGCGACCTGTGGCGCTGATTTGCGCCTGTAGTCGCTGCGTTTCAAGCGCCCGCTCGGCAGTCAAGGCGGCTTGTGTAGAGGCTAAGCGCTGGGCATCTTGGGCAATGGCGGCGCGGTCTTGCGCGGCTCGCTGCGCGGCAATGCTGGCACGTTGCGCAGCAGCGGCTTGTTCGGCTGCCGTGGTGCGGGCCATGGTGGCAGCTCGGCCTGCTTCCATCGCCTGATTTTCAGCCAGGGCGAGAGTGTGGGCGCGAGTTACGGTGATATTGTTAACTATGCCCGCTGCGCTGCTAGCCAAAGAGGCGGTTAATCGAGCCCCGTAAATAGCGGCAATTCCTATTCCCGCGTCAACTAGTAGGTCTAGGTTGTCGGTAAGCTCAAGCACGCTATCCCCGAGAATACCCACAGCGCCGCTTACAGTTTCGCTCGTGCCCACCCACTCAATAATCTGAGTATTGGCCTTCTCCATCTTTTGGCCAAAAGAAGCAATAGACGCCCCAAATCGCTCATCAATCTCTGAGCTTGCCTCTTGTAGCGCTCTTACGACAACCTCCGCAGTAATACCTCCTTCCGCCGCGAATGCCTTGAGCTCGCCCACTCCCATGTTCAGTGATGCCGCGAGAGCGCGCATAATATCCGGAGCTTGCTCGCTGACTGAGTTGAATTCTTCGCCACGCAACGCGCCTGCAGAGAGGCCTTGCGATAATTGAGTAATTGCGTTTGCTGCTTCCTGGGCAGTCGCACCAGATACCGCAAAACTCTGGTTAATAGTGGTAGTGAGGTCTAAAAGGTTTTGCTGGCTAAGTCCTAGCTCTGCCGTGCTCCTGGCGAGCCTTGAATAAAGGTTAGCGGTAGATTCGAAGTTAGAGCGTGTATCTAGCGCAACCTGAACAAGCTTTTGCTGAACCTCCAA